TTTAAATAAGAAAAAGCCTCTACTAAACAAGCATATAATAATCCATTAGGAAAATTTAAACTTATGTAATTAGTTGTAGTAGACGCGCTTAGACCTGTGGGTCTGGCATTGTAGTGAATTTTGTATACGTATGTTGTATTTGGTATTGGAGATAATAAAACTCCTCCTGAAGTAGTATTTGTAACACCTGTTTCTCCACCTTTCATAGCATAGTATTTTGGTCTAGCAGTAGACGCTGGATTGTTATATTCTGCTAAATATGTAACATCTTTTTTTTCTAACCAAATTGGATTAGTTAATGAAGAGGTTGCATCTGCAACTTGTACACCTCTTACAAATAAAGCTCCTGCTGGAACGTTAACATGTTCTTGATTAGCAACCATGTTGTCTGTAGCTGAGGTTCTGTGTGAATCAATAGGAACATCTCTCATAATTCTAGTTTCAGCATTATCAATAAACTGATTTGTAATTGTACTTGACAATACAGATGTACCTACTTCAGTATAGTTTAAAATTGCTGTTGTTAATGTTGCGTAAGTAAATCCTGCCATTATGCTGTTAGAGTTACCGGTCCGACTGAGACTGGATACCCTCCTCCTCTTTGTTGTCCTACTGTTGCTGTGCTTGTGTTAACAGTAAAAAAAAAATTATCTGTTACGTTTGTTGTAACTCTCGCGCCACTAACAAACTTTCCTGTAGTAATAGCATAACCAGCAGCTTTTGCAATGTTCGATCCTGCTATCCCATCAAACGATCCTGGATTTGTATATGTTCCAGCAACTGATGGTGTTCCTCTAAATCTATATGTTGTTCCATTTGTTAAACCGTGTTCAGGGGAAAAAACATTTATTACACCTGACGAAGCTGCATAAGTTGTAAATGGATTTTCTGGTAATAATTGCGCTACAGCAGTTTCTGTTCTATCACCTCTTATATTTAATAATGCTTGTGCATCACCTTTGTGAGCTTTTGGATCAATTTGAGGATGTTTTGATTCAAATTCTGAAATATGAACTAAAGAACCATTCCATTCTTTTACCATTTCATTATATGGAAACTCCATTCCTGATCTATCTGATATTGCTTTTGCGTGTTTTCCTGATGCGTATGCCATAATTATATATTCGGGTAATAAGTTTGAGGAGTTATAAATGAACTAGATGCAGAACCATCTTCTGCTAAAGCTCTAGCTAATTCAGTTTCATAAAGCGCTTGCATTTGTTGAACTAATTGTGGTGCAAATTTTTGTGCTAAGTAAAAAGCTAAACCTGATGCCATACAAGGTACAAATCTATAAGGCACATCTGTTGAATCTGTGTAAGTAGAATCAACATCTTCTATTCTTTTTAAATAAAAGAAATTTATAGCTTTAGCTGCGTTAGTTGCATCTGGTGTTGGATAAATTGTAAATGTAGTTTTGTCTATGAACCTTTGAACAAAATATTGTGAAGGTGTTCCTTTAGAAAGTTTATTTCCTAAAGCAGAATAAGCTGATCTTGCTATTTTAGTTAATCCAGAATCTGATTGGTTAACAGCAGTTCTATTGTTTCTTAAAGTTGCTTCAAGAACATCTGCTACACCATAAGTATCAGCAGGAGTTGTTACAGCACTTGTACCATCAGAAGTTGCTCTAAAAAATATATACTCAGATTGACCTTCAACAAGATTAATATCTGTCTCACTAACTTCCCAGTAATGTACACCTCTATTACCCCATTCTTGAAAAAGAATGTTTAAAGATCTTCTTGCAGTTTTTAATTGATAACCAGAAACAGATTGTAAACCTATTCGTTCATAAGCTTCTGTTATTATTTCATCTACAGCAAAAGTTTTATCGAAAGTAACTGTGCCAGATGTTGTATTGGCCATAAGCTACCTCCTAATATAATTTTTTAAATTCTGCTATTACCGTATACATGTTACCCGCATCTGCGGCACCTGCAACTACAAGGTTAACATCACTTTGATTACTGTTAGCTGATTTGTCAGTTTTTAATCCACCAAATTCTCTAAAATCCCAATAACCTGATCCTGTTAAACCAATAATAGGTATATCACCATTGTTATCTTCTTCATCCATACGAATAAAAGAATCTCCACCATTTCCAGTATCAGCTGAAAACCATACTCTTTGTAATACTAAGTGTAAACAAGATGCACCATTTGCATTGTTAGCCATTGCTGACACATCTCCAAAAACTGTTGATCCGCCATCTCCGTCTGATTCATTTACGTATTTAATAACCACTCTAACATCATTTTCTTGCATGATAGTTGGTCCTGTTACTGTGTCTGCCATAATCCCTCCTTAATCAAGATTACTGAATGGGGCCGAAGCCCCACTCTAATTAGTTATTAGTTATTAGCTGTTGTAACTGCGATAGTTCCGCCAGTAGTTCTAATCATCATTTTTACAGACATCTGGTCTGTGTTATTAGCAGCTTCAAAATAAATGTAAGATCCAGCTTTGATAGTCGTTTCTGCAGCAGATGCTGTTAAGATAATCTTAGCATGTGCATCTGTAGTTCCTGCTTCACGTTCTAGTACGTTAGTTCCAGCGCCTGTAACAAATGCTTCAAAAGAAGCAGCAAGAAGTTCATTATTTGTATGTACTTGTAAAGTAAGAACTGCAGAAGCAGCGATTACATTGTCAGTAAAAATAATTAAACTTTTATGAGTGTCAGAAGCTAGATCAGTAGTTGATGCTGTTAATGCTAGTGTTGCACCAACATTACCTGTGTATCTTACAACTGATTGGTTAGCTGCAATATTTGTAGCTCCAGCTGCGATTGCAAAATCAGTTCCTACTACACCTGTTCCACCAAAAATAGCACCTGTTTGTGCTGCTGTAAGAACAGCAGATTGATTTGCTACTTTTTCTAAAGCCATTGATAATCTCAATGCTGTGTTAGGGTTTGTAAGAAGATCATCTACGTTTGCAATAGTACCTTGATCGGGTTTACCAAAGTTAAGATTCCATGTAGGATTTAATCCTAAAGGTACTGTGTTAACTCCTTCATTAAAAAAATCTGAGATACCATTAAGTGATGAAGATAAAACAGTTGTTCCACCAACGGAAAGATTTCCGCTTGAGTCGATTGTTGTGTTGTCTGTAATAGCACCTGTTGTAGCATTTTTAGAGATTTGTTTAAATCCACCTTCTGCTCTAACCGGACCGTTAAATGTTGTATTAGCCATGTTAATATTCCTCCTAGAATATAATAAATGTAGTCCCTAGGGGTTGTCGACTATACGCGTCTACATTTAAATTTATTTATATATAGTGTGTAATTTATATTATACTTTTTAGTAGAGTGCAAGAGACCCCGTAATAAAAGTGCGATTTCAGCGATGTAGCTTTGTGTCTTAAGTAGCTACAGAAACTTGTGGAGCAACGCCTTCAACGTTATTTTGCCTGTGAGCGATTTCAGCTTCTTCAAGCTTAATTTCAGTAATGATTTGCCTGATTTTATCATCGAGCCTAACCATGTTAAGAGTATATCTATCTTCATTAATATGCTCTTGTTCCCACTTCAACTCCAAGGACCTTTTTGCTTTGTATAGGTCTTGTATCATAAACAACCTCCTCAAAAGTTATTCGATTTAGTCCCGGATCGTAACTATTTCCGAGAGATTCCCAATTTATACTCTTTTCTCCCAACTTGTCAAGGATTGATTTTTCAAGGGAAACAGGACTATCTTCAGACAAAACTTCAAATTTTGCATGATGATCATAGGCCCATATATTTACTAGGAATTTTTTCATATTATTACTTTCTTATTAAAATGTGGCCGAAACATGTCCGGCCACAAAAAGTTTTATTAATTACGCACCTTCAACGCCGAAGATACCTCTAAAGTCAGAAACTCCAAACGAGTATCTTTCTCTAGCTTTGTATCTAACGTTACCAGTATCAAAGTCACCTTCCATTGCAGTTGTCAATGGTGCTCTAGTGAACATTTTCATACCATTTGGTACATCAGTAATAATGTAAAATGCATCAGTATCAGTTAGGTAGTTATTCACTCTGTAACCTTGAGGAATCATTCCCATAGATGATAATGCATTTATATCATTATCAGCAGTTCCAGTTCTGCCTTGAGACTTCATAAGTCTTTCAGCTGCGAATTGGTTTGCAGATGGAACAATCATTTTGACTGCTTTAGCTGCAATTCTTAAACCTCTTTCGTCAGTCATAGCAGAGATATCAATCATTGCTTGTTCTAACGAAGTTTCGTTTAAGTCTGCTTGTGTAGTAAGTGTGTTTTTAACACTAGTTCCGCTTACAGTTGTGTGAGCAGTGTTAAATAAAGAAACACCATCCCCTGAATCAAAACCATCTACTGTTGGTAGACCGTTGTTCAAAGGTGCTGCTGCTTTCACTTGTTTAGCATTAGACATAGATCTTGCTAAAGCTTTTGTATATCTAGAAGAAATTTTATCGTAGAGATTATCTTCGATAGCTTCTTCAGTTATAGCGAATGCTAAAGCAACTGTTTCATGCGTGTACCTTGCAGAGAAAGATTCTTGTGCATCATCAAATGCTACACCAGATCCTTCACTTTTTACACTTGCGTTTCCGAAACCAGATAACATTACTTCTTCTTCAAAAGCTCTGTCAGATGATTCGTTGGTATAGATTTCAGCGTGCTGATTATCATACCTTTTGTATTCCAGGCCGAACAGGGCGTTCAATCCTGGCTCTAACTCTTTTACGAGTTGTGTTCTTGATATTGCCATTATTTATCTCCTATTCTCTGTTAAGACCCAGAACTATCAATGAATTGATTCAAATTTTGAACCACTTCAACATTGCAAAATGCTGATGTTAAATCTCCGTTTTCAGGATC